GTTACTGCACCCGCAGTAATCACACAACTTTTACGGTTGCAACAGATCATGTCCGGACATTTAAAAACAGATGATGGTACAATGATAACATTTCCAACCCGTAGGATGGATGCTTTGTTAGAACTTATGGATGAACATGATGGTAAGGCTATCATATGGTCAAGGTTCCGACATGACATAAAAGAAATCACTGCTACATTGAACAAGAACCTTGGACCTGGGTGCGCTGCGGCGTACTTCGGGGACACTGGTGATGATGAACGTCAGGATATTGTAACTAACTTTCAAAATCCTAATCACCCATTGAAATTTTTTGTGGGTAACCCAGCTACTGCGGGATATGGCTTGACTTTGACCGAAGCTAATCTTGTGGTATACTATGCTAATGATTTTAACTTGGAGACTCGTATCCAAAGTGAAGACAGAGCGCACCGAATTGGTCAGAAAAACCCAGTCACTTATGTAGATCTTATTAGCGAGGGTACACTTGATGAACGAATTGTTAAGTCCCTTCGATCTAAGATTGATATCAGTGCAAAAGTCCTTGGAGAGGAAGCAAGAGAATGGTTGACACTAAAGCCGACAAAATAGAACACGATGCCGCAATAGAAACTATGGTTGAATATAAACGTGGGTTAAGAAACTTAGACACAGGATCTAAACTCTTGTCTTTGCAAACTGGATTGGATGAGGACATCGCGGCTATGATGTTGAAGTCTATGAAACGTAACAACGTCACACAAATCCGAGGGTATAGTAAAGAACCAGAGAGGATGCGTAAAGCAAAAGTTGGATTGGCTAATGAGCCTAAGAAATAATGAGCTATAAACTTCCAGAGGGAAATGTACTTATAAGTTTTTCGGGGGGCAGGACCAGTGGGTTCATGCTTCACGAAATTATTAAAGCAAATGGTGGTCTTCCTGATCGGTGTAAGGTTTTGTTTACTAACACGGGCAGGGAGATGCCTGAGACTCTTGATTTTGTGCAAGAATGTAGCGAAAGATGGGATGTGTCTATCACTTGGCTGGAATATAATCGGCGCAATAATAAAGTAACCTTTGATGTAGTCAATCATAATAGTGCAAGTCGTAAGGGTGAACCTTTTGAGTCACTGTTGACTACGGCAAAAATACTTCCGAACGTACATCGCAGGTTTTGTACGCAAGAATTAAAAGTTCGTACCATAAAAAGATACTTGGTGTCTCAAGGATGGAAGACGTGGACCAATACCTTGGGCATTCGAAGCGATGAGGCCAGGCGTATAAAGATTTCTAAAGAAAAAAGATGGAACAATTGGTATCCATTAAACGATGCCATTGAAACTAAAGCTACTGTCATGTCGTTTTGGCGGTCGCAACCTTTTAACTTAGGTTTGTTTGGCCCCAATGGAGTGACCCCAAAGGGAAACTGCGATGGTTGTTTTTTAAAATCAGAAGCTACACTGGCTATGATGTGGCGTGAACACCCTGATCGTATGCAATGGTGGGCTGATGTAGAAGAGAGACGATCAAAAGAGATAGGTCGTAAGTGCCACTTCCATGATACTCGAACCTTTGCTGGGCTCGGAGACTTTGTTGAAAAGCAAGGAGACTTTATCTTTGATGATGAAGCATATCTTTGCCAAGCAGATGATGGTGAGTGTACTGGATAAAAAAAGCCCCCATAAAGGGGGCCAGTTGGTTCAGCTACAGGCGTGTAGCGGAGGAGCAATTACATTGTATCAGATGTTTCTGTTTCTTCAAAGGCTTTTCTAATTAACACCGATAGCTGCCGAGCCATTGATCGTTGATCTTTTTCAGCTAATGTGAAAAGTCGAGCATGATCTTCTAATAATAGAGCAACGTTTCTAAACTTCATAGGTTCTTTTTTATGTGAGGCTTGTGCCATGAGTGTCTCCTTGTAGGTAACCTGTTGATTACTTCTACAGGATATGTAACCAAAGCGCAAGTCAGTCTTCAAAGTCCTCGATGCCTGATGCCCACATCACAACAGATTTTGTTTTATCAGGGTCACTGGAAAAATCTACTTTGCAAATTAAAGAACGTTCATGTAATCTAACGCATGCTTGGTGGCATTCGGTTTCTGTAACAGAGTCCATCATTGCGTGAGCATTAAATGTTTCAGCAATCTCCTTGTCTGTCCAAAGTCTAGCAGTATCCTCCCATAGTATACGCTTGATCAGGTTGTCTAATTGATCCAGTTCTTTTACGACATTGCTGTCTGGGATATGACGAGGAACATCCACGCGCATTGCTCTCCAGGGAATGCTCTGGCGTTTGTCGTCATAGTTTGGCAGAACATGAGCAGTCACTAGCACTCCCTCTTCTAAGTTCATGCGCTCCATGATGCGTCGGTTAATAAATATCTGCTCACCCTGTGAGTTTACTGCGAATGCGCTACCAGAAAATGTATTTGTTTCTACAATAGCCTGCATCTTAGTTGTTTCTAAATCTTTCATTTGTTTTCCTTTCTTAATTTCCATTCACCGTTTTCTTTGTTTACTTTTTTTTGAAGTCTTAACTCTATGAGCCACCTTTCTATTGTGTCTGTTTTTACTAACAACTTTCTTTGAAGCATCTTTAATGTCCAAAGTGGACGGGTCTTCATTAGTTGAAGCATGTAAAACTTCTTCATGTCCACAGTTACATTCTGTCGTAATGAATAGTGGCTCGGTCGGCAGACCTTTCTCATCTCTGCGTTTTCCGATATCGCGATCACAGCCAAGGCAGTGCCGTATTCTTCCTCGTTTAATTTCTTCACGTAATTTTTCATTTTCTTCCCATAATTCTTCATCTAACCAATCAAGGTACTCGGCCACCGCATCAATGATGTCGGCTCCGGTTTTTTTAGGGGGGATGCCACGCCTTATGCCTAATGCAATGAGGCGCAACTGATAGGATCTATCAGATATTATATCCATCGAGCCTTAACTTTTCCACAAATTCTTTTAGCTCTAGCCTGGCTGTATTATATAAAAATTTTCCTGAGCTATTTAATTTAGGGACTAAAGTTTTACGTTCCTCAAAAATTTCTGAATACTTATCTACTTCATTTCGTAAGAACTTTAACTCTTCTTCTTGCGCGGGGCTAATAAACTTATTGCTCATCATCCCAATCCTCGTCATCTTCCCATCCTTCAATAAGACCTGCGCCATCGCAGTTATTACAGGTGGTGATGGTGGAATCAAAAAATCCATACGGGTTACCGCTTGATTGAGGTACTGCAATTTCACATTCAACAGTGCCATCGCCCAAACATTCTGGACACGTAATAATAATCATAATAAAACTCCTTGTTATTGTTAGTTTAATGTAATTTTTACAGGCATGTGCGCTCCCATTCGCGGTTTGTGTTTCGTGTATGCTACACCAGTCAATCCATTCCATGAGTACGTTACATTGTATCCACGCACTACGTTTTCAACACGCCTAACATATTTTGTTCTGCAGCGTTGAGACTTTTGATAGCCGGACACAGTGCGACTGTTGTTTTGTGCTACTTCTGCGCCCATGATTGCACCAAGAACGGTCATCGCATCCTTGCCACTTCCACCACCCAGGTGATTGGCAATAGCACCACCAAAGATCGCACCAAATAAAGTGTTGATGGGATTGGATTGTCCTGTGTTCTGATACACTGGCACAGATACATCATGACAACTGTTGACAGGGTCTGAATAAGTAACGCGATTATACACGGGGTTAATATTAATTACCTCTGCATTGACGTTGTATGTTTCAGCGTGGACCGCGGACGATGCACACAAAAAACCTACTAATAAAATCTTATGCATATTTATTTCCTCCTTATCTCTAATTAATAGGCACAGTGTAAAATAAAAAATAAAAAATATCTACAAGTTCATCTTGCATGCTACATTGCCTGTGTTAAAAACTTTTAGTGGGTCAGTTTATTTATCTTGCTTGGTTCTTCTCCACTGACCCACACGATTTACTCATCTTCAGATATACCAAAATCTGAGGGCTGTTTGTAAACGTCTACAGCCTGACAACAATTTATATCTGCACCCATAAATTCTGCGAACTCTAGTCGAGCGCGTTGGCTTGCTTCCTTTGGACCATTTGCATCAACAGTTATTGGTCGAGAGATTACACCCTCGACCACTATTATATATCTATTCATTCTGTACCCTTATCTTTATTTAGCCACAGATAACCTGTGCCTTTGCATTCTTCGCAGTCAGTACCACGATCACCTCTGAACGTAGGCAAGTGATCCCCGTAATCAAACTGACAATATCCATGACAATTGGTGCAGGTAATTCTTACTTTTTTATTAGTCAGTTTCATACCAATAACCCGTCCCATTTGGATGACACGGTAGCATACCCTGATTTTAAAAGACCTCTCAGATAGCCACGTTGAAAATTACTATCTGGTGGATCAAAGTCAAACGAAGCAATTGCCTGATCAACATCGAAGTTAGGCTCATCAACTTCATTTGTAGCTGCCTCACGTCCCATGTGATATTCTTG